TATCTATCCTGATCATTGTAAAAGTAAAATAACCTAACATCCATTGCTGTAGTTCTCATCCAGAAATCTATCGTAAAGTTATTACTTCCGAATGATAAATTACCAGATAGGCTACTAATTCTATATTCTACATTATTGTGAATAGCAAATTTTCCACTACCAGTTGCGAATTTGAACGTAGCAGTTGTAATATGAGCGGACGACCCAGTGGTAGTCCATGTGTAATCAGCACCCATGGCATCGTCTATGAAATTCTGAGAGCCATGATTTCCATCACAATGAAGAAGAATCTTGGTGTAACTGTCGTTCCCAGGCATTACGACACCGTGATCCTTGAGGTAATCTTGACTGCCCCGTCTGTGGTAACATAATATGGACCATCACTAAATTGCTCGACACATAACAAATCGCCACTGGTACCATTTTCTACTTCGCAAATAAAATATCCATATACATTACCCCATGTAGCTGTACACACGAAATCCCTACGTGGGTGCGTGGCAACGCTACCAGAAATAGACCAACTCCCACGGTATAACGCCTGACGACTATATCCGCCACCAGTTGGTTCGTTAATATTTGACAACGTGGCAGTTTCACTGGGTTCGCTTGTATTGGTATATAGTCCCAGGTATAACGTAGAATCTGGGCTGAGCGAACCGAATAGAATTCTGGCAACCCTATTTTCCCCTTGGTCAACCCATTTAGGCATAATAAACCTCCATTATAAATTAAGAAGATGCTACAGCAGGGATAGAAATTTCGATTGTATTAACAACCGTTCTTGCTCCCTGTGAAAACATGGTGGAGTTAACAATCATGTCAGAACCAGCAATACCAACCGTACCCTGAATTCTGAGCTTCGACGGATCACTTGCACCGGTATCTGTCGCATCACAAATACGGAAATAAGTCGCTGTTCCGTCTATCACATTGGTACCACTTACAACATCATCGGACTTACGGATTGTTCCATTTGATGCTGAGGTTTCCCAAGTAATTGCATTAGTTGTACATATTAGAGTTCCGGTGACAGCAGCATCTGCATTGGATGGCGGAGATGCGTTTCCGTAAATCTTGACCACTTTTGAACTCATCTGCCCTCTGAATGAACCTGTGTCAAGAAGGGCATTTCGTAAACCAGTTGAAAATCTTAGTGGCATATTTCATTCCTCCTTTATAGATTGATACGTACCTAACAATTGAACAAAACCGACATCATCTCGGCATACTAATGTACCAAGATATGGTTTATTAAGGACATACCTTCCATTAGTAACCTGTTTTACAACTCCACCGGGAAAACCCATATACATGCCATCATCAGACCACCACGTTGCAACGATCGTATCAAACCCACCACCCAAATCACTACCATCTATCGTAGTAAACATTCCATGGACCGCTGGGGATTCATTAATTTTCGTGTACACAAATTCTGATGGATCACTTCCCCCAAGGAATGCGATACCATAATTATCGCTCACATATAACCCATCGGAAACTGGCACCAACATCGTTATACGCCCAGGAATTTGTATAGTACATGCCCTTGTATCCATCACAAAGGGGGCTACGGCATCACTATAGTAAATTGTATTACCCCTAACGGCATAGAGCCTAGAGTTATACACGCAAATAATGGAACCCCCAACCATTTTCGCCTTAAAAGTCTGGTCTATATCTGGTGCTTCATGTATCGAGTAATCCTGAAAATAAGACAATGTGTCACCATCGGATATAATAACCATGTTACCCATTTCGGCATACGAAAGGCGACATCCATTTGGTACCGATAGCCCTAGAGATACTATATCCATAGATGGTGTAATATAATGCAATGTATCATTGCGAACAATTAAGGCAAGAGATCTATCACGTTTTGACCATAGACTGTGAAAATTGCCCTGGTGTAACTTGGTGTAACCATGAGATCTATGAATCATAAATTCGTCATCAATATCTACATTTAGTCCAGTAACGAGGGCATTACTAGGTATTCTTAACGGGTCCATAGTATTTACAATACCAGTAATGTCTTTAAATTTTAAAATTGTTTCGGCCATAATCACCACTTGTACAATACGTAGATCATCCCCAAAAATACAAGGGCGATCAGTACTGTAGCAACTATTGCAATAAGAAAATCTACCATGTTATAAACATCCCATATGTGGCTTTAAAATCGGATTTGTGTCACGTAATAGCAAAAAGTCACTCCTTGCCCTGTCTTTTGCTGTCTCAAATGATACAGAATGTCTCATAGATCTCTGTGGATCATATGTCTCCGTATCGGCTTTAAGGTAAGCCTCACGCAATATGCCGTCTACCAAATCCATATGGTTTTCAACACGAATTTCTGGAGACCTCGTTGGTTCAGATAGTGATAATGGCGTAACCATCATCCTGTCAACGGATAATAGTAGGGTATCCCGTACCTTTCTAAGTAAAGCATTGGCCGATTCGTTTGCTAGGCTGACGGATACTGTTATCGTATCTATTGATACATTTGTTATTGTATACACACCATCATTTAACGCGGTACCAGAAATATTAATCATATCTCCATTGGAAAAATGATTACGTAAATCTTCGGTTGTATTAATGGTAACAATGTTACCTGAGAATACAGATTGCCCCCCTACGTAGCCAACAGCATCATAATATGGTACAATTCTTATGGAACCAGTTTCGTATTGCGGAATGCACAAATATGGCTGTCCAGTGTTTTTACGCCACGAGGTACTAAATCCGTATAGATCAGATTCCGTTATTGGGTGCAATGGAACCCCAGTGGAATCCAGTATTGCAACTACAATTTTTAGTATGGATGGATGAATACTATATGTGTGCGTATTGCTGAGTAAGTATATACGGGTGACTTCCGGAGTGGTACTATCACGTATCGGTGCAACCTCACGATGCCATTCGTATGTAACCTTTACGAGATACGTTAACAGTTCATCATCACTCCATAGGTATGGAATCCTAGTATCATCCAACCTTGCTCTTGCGAGTGCTATCAGTTGTACAACATTCATTATGGCGACCTCATGAGAAATGACCACTTACCAGTTTCCGGATCCTGTTTTGGCCATACAGATGTGTGTGTTATATGTCCGATAACATTGTCCAGATCAAGGTATGTCTTAAACCCAGCCTGTTGTGCCTTGTGCCAGAAGTAAATATCGCTCCCGTTTACACCTGGCCATGTTTTACCTGGTTCAAAATACGGTGGTGACATAGCCTCAAAAACGGTGCGACGGATTAGCATACCAGCATTACCAGATGTACCATGCCATTCTATAAGACCAGATTTACCATATAGTATATCCCATGGCTTTTCAATACTGCAAAATGGACGTTCTGGGTGATCCGGTCCGTAATGTAAAATTGGTTCGTATGGGAACATTCTCCTAACGCATAATGGAGTAACAATGTCTACATTACGATCCATGAGATTAATAAGAAGGTTATCTGCGAATAAGTGGTCATCACCCAGAATCCACAAATATTCATATTCTGGATTATTCATCACGAAGTCTGCCATGTGGTTGAAATTCAGTGCAACATCAACCGACATGTAGTACTGAAAGGAAGAACCTGGGGGATATATAAGTCTGGCTAGACAAAAGTCAAACTCCCTATATCTCCCCAGGAAATGAGTGGCAACTCCAATATGAACAGGCTTGTACCGTTTTACTTGAATTTCAGATTCCCCCATATGTCCCCCTTTTTGTTATTTTATGCCGCTGTTACTTTGGCACCAGATTCAATCGGTTCCCACCAGCAATGGAACACGAGCGTCCCAGCGGTTAACGACGTATTGTTAACGCCCAGTTTCACATTCTTGTTAATTACCAACTGGTCGATCATTCGACTAACCGGCATTGTAGCAACATTTGCCGTACCAGTGGGTGAGAACCAAAACTCACCAGAGTCAATAAAGGATGCCGTAGTTGCCCCGAGAAACCGTGTAAGTGCACCAGGAACTCCAATATTGATAGTTGCACTAGACTTACCATTCAAATTAGCGGTGCACCTCTGTGCCATTTTAATCCTTACTGCACCAGACACATTAAACACATTGAACGAACCTTTATGATCAGTAAAGGACATGGTCTTTGTTAACGCACCACCACCAC